AGTTCGTATAATGTGTGCCTGATTATGTAACATAGCCGATTTGCAACCATTTCTTTGGGCAAATCGGCGTTTTTTTACATAGTCGGCATTATGCGATCTGAAGGCTAGAGCAGGGGGCTTTTAGTAGTCGGGATCAACAAACACTACTAATCTGCTTTTTTTACTTCCTCAATATATTTTGTTACATCTTTCGATGTTATTGAGCTTAAATGCTTGTAAATCAATGCGTTAATGATATCCGCTTCCTCAATTCTTTCCTTGGTTTCAATGATGAAATCTAGTGATTTCTCTTTGATCGATTCAACGAATTCCCCACGAACTCTATAAGTTTTTGATAAGTCTGATTTTTTCATTTCATTGTCCCAACAATGTTTAATGCAACAATATTATTGTGTCACACGTTGCAGTGTTGCGCGCAATTCTGTTATATTTCTGTCAAATAGTTGCATGTGATGCTGTTGCAATGGGAAAAGAACAAGCTTTTGAAATCGTAGCCAAGATCATTTTTGATCGTGCTGTTCAGTTAATTATTGGGGGCAATCCAGCTTACGAGTCTGAGCTTGTTCTTTTTCACATTGAAATGACTATGGTCGAGTGGGGCTATAAGTCTGCCAAAGTTGCTGAGTATTGCGATTCGATTAAGGCTGAGAACGATAATTTCCGTTCAATGGGGATTTTCTAATGGATGAGTATAAAAAACAACCAAACCCCACAGCTTTATCGGGGGGATTGAAAAATGCGATGGTTGTAACCCCCATTAATAAGATGGGGGTAAAGACATCCGATACGCAACTGCAAGACGCCGATCTCCCGTATCAAGAGCATTCGCTATACACAATTCCATACGCTCACATGGTGATGACATCTTCAGGTGTTAAACCAGTTCAATGCCGTTTGCCTGCTGACAATGAAATTGCTGTGATTGACTGGGTCAATTTCACAATCGGAATTGAGACTTTAGGCGACAAGTATTGGAATGAAGATGAATACATCATCGATAAACATCGTTGGACTGCTGCTGTAGAGGAACTGGATCACCAGTTACACCACATCTTTGGATTCTCAACGACTGCATGTCGTCATGGCGGTCTTAATTTCTATAAAGAAAGCTATGTACTAGGTGAAGATTTCGGCTTTGTCTGCATTGGCGGTCAGCGCAATACGATCTTAATTATGATCAATGGTCGTGGTTGCAACTTTGCTAAAAGTGGTTGGGAATTAAGACTTTACAACTTCTTAGTAACTATGGCCAAACGAGCTAAATTAACTCGAGTTGATATTGCACATGATGACTTTGAAGGTAAAAAGATCAATGTTGACTGGGGCAATATGCAAGACGGTTTAGGCGGTTTTAGTTGTGGTAACCGTATGCCGAATATCGAGCATAAAGGCAATTGGAAGCGTCCAAACGGTAAAGGACGTACATTGATGGTCGGTGCACGTGAATCGGGCAAGATGCTTCGTTTGTATGAGAAAGGTCGAGCTGAAGGTGATCCAAATGATAACTGGCAACGTGCTGAAGTTGAATTTAAGTCAATTGACCGTGTTTTGCCGTTCGATATGTTGTTGGCTCCAAGTGAGTATTTTATAGCCTCATACCCATGTTTCGCATTTCTATCTGAAGATATTCAACCTGCAAGAATTGAAACAATTCAAAAGGTTGCACGCATTAACTTTGATACTGCCATTAAGAATCTAAAACACCAATATGGCAAGTATATCAATGTTTTTAAACAGGTTTTTGAACCTGAAGAGTTAATCAATATTATTTCTTGCTCTGATCAATTCGCTTATCCGAAGCGGTTAGATCATGTGCTTATAACTGCTCGGAGAATGTAGCAATGATGCAATTTAAAAATAAAGTGAAAATCTTAGGTGCTAAGGCTGTTGATTTTAAAACCGACGATGGTCGTCATTATGACCATGTAGCTTTGTATTGTGAGGTTCCGCTTGATCAATCTCAAGGCAATGCGGTTGGTAATGCTTGTGAGGTATTTAACTGGCAAGACCGTACTAATTTAGTGTTGCTTAAGCAACATAAATTTCCGTTAGAAGCTGATATCACATTTGAAATGGTTACTTCAGGTAAATCTATGAAATATGTTGTTAAACAAGTTGAATTACCTAAGGGAATTTAATGATTGATGTATTAGATGAGGATGGTGCAAGTAACATTGCACATCCTGAAATATTCGGAAAACCGAAATAAAACTATACATTACACATAGTTATTTTTACCGATTCGTATAATGTATAATATGTTAAAAATCAATAACTTACATAGTTTTTAGTGTATCACAGGGGAGAGCAAAATGACAAATATCGTCTGGTTCTTTTTTATTTTCGGCGTTTTCTCATTTGGTTATTTTGCTTATTTATTCGCCAAAAATACATATAAAAAATATACGCAGGATAAGAGTTTATAAGAATGGATTACGTTTGCACTCAACTTTCTCAACCGACAGCCGACGGGGTGCAAACGTGTCTTCAATGGTCGGAACAGTCATATGTTCCGCCTTTGTCAGATGCCGATCGTGACGTCATTCTGGCGTGGATATTTTCAATATTTGCTCTGGTCTGGGGTATACGTCGGGTTTTTAGGCTGTTCGGACATTAGGAGAAAAATATCATGGCTAACAAAAACATGATTCGTTCAATTGGGGTGGTAGTTGCTGTTGTAGCTACTGTTTTGCTTCCTGAAGTAGCAATGGCTGCGGGTGGTTTTGATCCTGCTACCGCTACTTCTGGATCTTCTGCAAGTTCTTGGATCGATACGGCAGCACAATGGATGCTTGGCATCATCGTTGGTATTTGGGGTGTCCGTAAGGTACTTGCGTTCTTCGGTCGATAATTGGGGTGCGACAGATGAACGGTGATATTATGAATTGGATAATTTTAATCGTTTCCTCTGTCGCATTTTATACCTTGTTTAAATAGATCAAATATTTAAGGGGTTTTAAAATGCGATTTCTTAAATATTTAATTTTCTTAATAATAACCATTTGTTCTACTTCTTCATTTGCTGCTCGAATTTATTACGCTGCTGGTCAAAAAGGCATTAAAGAGTTTTCTTCTGCTGCCGCTTTTTGTGCATCTGTTAAACCTGATAATTTGTCTTTAAGTTCTATTGACGAATCTACTAACCCTGGACTCTGTATTTTTGGTGGTCCATATGAATATCGTGTGAATTTTTGGTGGGAAGATACTCCTGATATTTGTCCTGACGTTGGTTATCCTTTGTATGTTTATTTCGACTCTGGAACTGCTATCCCGCAGCAACGCTGTCAGCCTTCCGGTGACAAATTTTGTGTCTATAAATCTAAGCCCGATTCTATTGTTTTGAATCATCAAAATGATCGTCAATCTACTGTTTTATACAACACAACAAAAAACCCTGTTCCATCTTGTACACCTCTCGATGCCGGTCAATGTAATAAAAATGACCCTTACGGGGGCTGTTATCAGCCACCTAATGATGGATGTACACGTTTAGCCGATGGTTCAATTACTTGTCCTGATAATATGCCGCCTCCTGATATTAAAAATACATGTGGTGGACAGTCTTATTGTAATAGACCGCCTGACGGCTGCGAAAGCGGCTATGTTTCGGGTTCGTTTAATGGGCAGGCTGTTTGTGTTAAGTCATCAGGTAGTCAAGGCGGTGGCGGTCAAGGTTCAGGTTCAGGCACTGGCTCAGGTTCAGGCACTGGCTCAGGTTCAGGTAGTGGCTCAGGTTCAGGTAGTGGTTCTGGTGATGGTTCTGGTACTGGTGTTAATACTGGTACTGGTAACACTACTATCAATAATTCATCTAGTTCTTCATCTACTACGAATACTACTATCAATAATTCAGACGGTAGTAGTGCTGGTTCTTCTACATCAAAAACGGATTTTAAGATTGATTTCCAACCAGTTGTTCAAGCTATTTCAGCTTTGTCAGATAAATTGACATGGGTTAAGTCTGAGCTTGTTACTGCTGTATCTCGTGTTGAGGATAAACTTACTCAAACAAATTCTAAGCTTGATTCTGTTAAATCTTCTGTTGATCAGACTACTCAAGCTGTTAATGCTAATGGCGATAAAGTTAAGTCTGCTGTAGATGCTAATACGGCTGCTACAAATGCTGTTAAAGGTGCTGTAGATGCTAATACTAACTCTACTGCATCTAAATTAAATGATGTAGTTAATGCAATTAATAATAAGGGTTCTGGCGGTGGTGGTGGCTCAACAGATATGAAGCCTACTAATGACATTCTTACTTCAATAAAAGAGTTTTTAACTGGTAAGGCTGATACATCTTCACTTAAAGCAGATTTACCTAGTGAGGAGGTTTCTAGTCAAACTCTTGATTCTGGATCTTTTCAGTCTAACCCACAGTGTCCCCCTGATGTCGCTTTAGCTTTACCCGGTCTTGGATCTTACGTTTTTAGCTATTCAAGGTTTTGTGATGCTCTACAAATTGCGGGTTATTTCATCATGATTGCTGCTTACTTCTTCGCAGCGCTAATAGTGAGTAAAGCCTAATGCCTGCTGTTTTAATTGCTATCGCTTCTGCTGTTATCTCTTCTTTGCTCGCTCGGCTTCTACTTGGTGCGGGGCTGGCTGTTTTTACATACACATGGATTAACGATCTTGTTGCTAATGCACAAAATCAAATGATGGGTTTATTTCATAATATTCCTGCATCCATCTTTGGTTTGATTTCAATATTACAAATCCCTCAAGCGCTTTCTGTTCTTATGTCTGCCGTTGGAATTGCGTCATTTATTCGCACTTCCAAGATATTCATAGGTAAAGCGCACTGACGGACGCTATGAGTGAGGAGGAGCTTGCGACCGACCGAAACGACATAGCGTTCGGAGGTTGCGCTTATCATTATGAGTATTTTAATTTCAGCACCTATTCGCACTGGCAAGACATTATTTGCTATTGAGTGCATTTTTAAAGAATTAAATAAAGGCCGTGTTGTTTACACCAATATTATTGATATAAAAATACCTGGTGTAATTTCTGTCTCTAGTTCTGTACATCAGCCATTTGACTGGCGAGATCTGCCAAACGGCTGTGTACTTGTCTGGGATGAGGCTCATGAACACCCTGCATTTTCCGAACAAGATTTATTAAAAGATTTCACTATTGATGAATCCTCTTATGAGGAGCGTATGCTTGCTGTAGATGCACGTACTGATATCACTCCAGCACTTAAAAAGAAAGTTATGGAGAATATCGATAGAGAACGTAAACAAGCCATTATTCGTAAAAAGGAGGAAATTAAAGATATTGGTCGTGGTCTCTTATTACATGGTCATTTTGGTATTGAGATTTACTTCATTACTCAACGAGTAACCAAGCTAAATACCGATGTTCTTGCATCAGTTACTAATCATTATGTTTTAAGACGTAAATTTGGTTTTGATGCTGCAACAATTTGGGAATTTGGCGAGGCTATGACTACATGGTCTAAATCAACCGCTGAAAGTGCATTAAATAAGAAATATTGGCGCTATCCAAAGCATTTATACAAGTTTTATAAGTCATCTGAACACCATGCAGTTAAAAAGACATTTCCTCTTAAATATGCTGCATTTGCTTTGATTCCAATTATTTTATTGGGTAATGGTTTTAGACAGGCTTATGAAAGAAATTTCTTTGGTTTATTTGGTAAAAAAGAACAACCTGCTCAGGTTCAACCTGTTCAACAATCTGTTTCTCAGCCTTTACCACCTAACACATTACCTCCGAAAACATTAGCTGAACAAGCTGAAATGGATGCTAAATTAGCCGGACTTACACCAGAGCAATATGAAGATTTGATGCATCCAGAAAAAAGAAATCAGCAACTTCAACAATACCAGCAACAAGGTGCGCAAGAATATCAACAAAGAGTTCAATCTTATAACGTCAGTTATGATATTAATAACCCTTATGATGTTCAGGCTAACCAACAATATACGGCTACTTCTCAGCCTGTTTTCTCTGGTTGTATTAAATATAAGGGCAAGTATTATGCTTATACAAATCAAGGCACTAGGATTAAAACGATTAATCCTGATGTGTGTAAACGTGTTATAGATGATGGTGATAGACCTTACGACTATTTCCAAAAACCACAACAACAGCAATATGTTCAACAGCAGCCAATTCAGCAACTACAATCAGTACAGAAATTTGATGCTGAATTTGTCGCTAAATATCAGGCAGCTAAGCAGCAGGGATTGATTTAAAAACCTTTTTCCCTGATTACAAAAACCGTCTATTTGATGTAACGTAGTTTCATAAAGGAGTGTCTTCAGGGGAATTGAGACACATCGCGTATAACAACTGATTTAACGTATTTTTTGAGTGTCTCAAGGCGTAGTCTAGACACTCCGACAAGGGGATATATGATGCAGTTTTCAGATTGGGTTCAACTTGTATTTTTAGTCTTATCGGCTGTAGTAATTATTATCAAGTTTGTTGTAAGTTTTCATCGTGATCTGCGAAACCAACGGGATGATGATCAATACATCCCTTGATTGGCATTTTATACCTTCCGATCATAAAAAATGATCTAAGTTATTGATTATAATTTTTGAAACTCTTATGGATTGGCAAAATATGACAGAAAAAGCCTTTTATATATTTGCCCTTTTTTGTGGGGCTTTTTATATTTTCTATCTTTTTTATGGATTAAATTTTAGCGTCTGAAAGTTCGTATAATGTGTGCCTGATTATGTAACATAGCCGATTTGCAACCATTTCTTTGGGCAAATCGGCGTTTTTTTACATAGTCGGCATTATGCGATCTGAAGGCTAGAGCAGGGGGCTTTTA